TCTTTACCCATTCTACCAGCAAGACCTTCTAATGAAGTAACTGAAGGATCACTTGAATAATTCTTATCAAAGTTTCTCCAGATTTCAACTACAGGTACGCTACCATCATTTTTAAGACCACCTTTTAACATTAAGTCAGCACGACTTGATACGCTGTAATGAACGTGAGCTTCCGCACCACCTACATAGTTGTAGAATTCACGATAACCAGGACCATAAGTACCGATATCAGCAAATCTTTCACCATATTCACCACGAGCAGAACCTTTTCTGAAGAACTTATTACCTGGTTTAAGATACTTATCTCCATCAAGAGTCTTGTAGTTGTCGTTATTCACTAATTGTACAGTGTAGATAACACCATCACCTGCTGGAAGAATATCTTCAGTAGGAAGAATGTACAATTCAGCACCGTTATACTTATCATAAGTGATGATATCACCATGACCAAATACACGCTTGCTTAACTTAATTTTAAAACTAAGACCATCAGCACCAAGTTGCATTCCAGCTGGTTCGATGTTCTCAACGATATAAGGAAGATCCTGAGAAACAGGTACTTGCCACTTATACTCGCCACGGTGATTGTTCACCTCAATTACATTCTTACCACCAAAAGATGACATTTGATAAAGAGGCATTTCTACTTTTTGTACCATTGCCCATAAGTCTACTGGACCCATATCCATAGGTTCAGAAGTCTTCATCAAATTTACTAAGTGATAAGAGTCTACGTGAGAGCTAAGAGTTGAATAACTCGTATCACGTAAGAAAATTCCGTTATTTAAAACAGGAGTACTCATACTTTAATTTTTGTTTAGTTAATTAATATTTTTTTTAACGTTTGAATATATTTGTTGGTCTAGCTATTTTCTTCGTTTGTTGTGATTGATATTTAGTATCATCATCATAACTTGTTGAAGCTTTTCTAGACTGTTCAGTTTTTAATTGTCTCACTGTTTGTTCAACAGCTTGATTCTTTCCTTGCTTTACTAGATTTTGTCTATAAGCTTCTGGGTCAGATAATAACCAAAGAGCTTCAGCTATCAATGGGTAGTTAGGTTCTACAAATTGATATTTTTCCAAAAGATGTCCTAATTGATTAGTTGGTCGTCCGCTAATCGAAGGATATTGAGGTTGTGTCAATCCAGAGTACAATTGAGCTTGTGTCTTTTTATCAAGTTTTAACCCATTAATTTCTGCGGGTTTTAAAGCATGAAACACATTCTCCATGTATGTTTGAGCAGCTTCCTCTTGTTGTTGTTTCCTTGCTTCTTGTTCAGCAACTTGGTATTGAACAATCTTTTCTTGCATTTGGTCTAACTTAGGTTTAAACTGTTTAGCTTTTTTCTCTAATGTACCTAAGTCTTTCCATGTAGAAAGTTCTTCTTCAATCTCCTCTGCAGATCCAAAATTAGTTGCTTGTAAGTAAGATCTTACAATTCCCTCTTGATCATTCTCATCAGCAGGATCCATTTGTCTCACTTCTTCCACTTGTGCAAGTGCTTGAAACAACCCTTTTAAATCTTGACCTCCATCCATTACATACTTTGCAGCATATTGTAATTCATCTGGAAGTGATTCAAAGAACTCTTTTGGTGTATTACTAGCAACCTCTTGTTTAAGGTTGTCAATATTTGCTTGCCAAAGATCATCAACATCTTTTTCAGAAAGTGTACCTAAGTACTCTTCAAGATCTTGCTTACTTTCATCATAATCATCAAAAGCAAACATTTCTTTTGATTCTATTCTTTTTTTCAAAAACCCTACTAAACCAGACTTTTCTGTTTTAGTCTTTTTAGGTTCTTCATCATCTACCGATTCAATCTCTAATTCATCCAAGACAGTTTTTCCATCATTTGTTTCACGTGGAACATTTTCATCTTTTTTATCTTCATTAACAAAAGTGGGTTCTTCATTTAAGAAGTCCAAGTTTGTTCCTGATTTAGAAAACATTCCAGGTTTTTTACCCTCTTCCTCATCTCCAGCAGGTGTGATGATACTTTCAGCTCCTGGGGCACCCAACCAACTATCAAGGTCGAGATCTACTTGCTGTACAGATGTCTGTACATTTGTGTCAACATTACTCATATATATTTTGGTTTTTTTGTATCTCTACAGTATTAATATACATATTTTAAACTATATAAATTTAAAATATATGTTTTTAAAAAACAGATTAGAGGATAATAGAGCTATAATTATTTGCTCTTTCTATCATATTTATTTTTGTTCTCTTTTGCTATCTGTAATTGTTTTTCAGCAATCTCTTTTTGAGTTTGTAATTTCTCTCTATCAACAGCAATTTTTTGTTGTCCTAATTCTTTTTTAGTTAATTCTGATTCTCTTTTAAGATTCATTTGATCCTGATATTGTTGATCTTTTCTAAGTCCTTCCATATAATCCATGTAGTCAGATTGTTGGTTAGCATTAAGATCAACACCAGATCCAAATCCAGCAGCTCTAATTTCAGCAACAGTGATATCTTTTTGTATCATCTTATCATCACGTTCTGCTTGAGCACGTAACATTTCTTGTTGTTGTTTTTCAGCAGCAGCAATTTGTTGTTCTTGAAGTTGTTGAGCTTGTTGTTGTTCTGCTTGTTTTTGAGCATTAACTTTTTCTTCAGCAGCTTTAAGAACACCTGTTAACTCAGCAATAGATTCAGATTTAATAACATTACCAAGGTCATAGATAGATGCACCCATCGTATTATTATTTACTGCCAACTGTTTTAGTTGTTCCATAACAGCACGAGAGTTTGTCTTAGTTGTGCAGAATATATTAAGGTCTCTCATAAGAAGACTTGTACCGTTAAGTTGGAAGTTTACACTTTCATCTTTTGTACTAATGTACTGCAATCTAAGACTTGGGTTTTTAGAGTGGTAGTATTGTGCTAAGTCAGTTCTCATCTGGTGCACTCTAGGCATTAAATTATCACTGTGTTGGATAAAATACTGTTCTGTCTGTGCATAACTTGCATTCATTGCTTGTTCCACCCCTGTTGCTGTCTCTTGAGCAATAGTTTGCCCCATTCTTTGTGGGTTAAGTCCAATAGTCTCAAATGCTTGATTTTTGAAATATGTAGCAAGTTGAATTCTGGACATAAGTCTGTTTGTCTGTTCAAGATTTAAGACTTGATAGTGCTGGAAGTTTAGTGCATTTTCAGTGTTAGTGATAGAAGTATCTAATGGTAACATCTGGAAATTCTTCATAGCAACGTAAGCTTTAGCCAAATTATTTCGTCCCCAGTCTTCTCCCAATGAGTGACGAGGTAGAGCATTTTGGTCTAACATGATTACGGTTCCTAGTTCATCGACTAAGATATCTGCTATTTGATTATTTACAATATTAAATCCTATTTGATAAGGTTTCATTAAATCAACTAATGAAATACTTCTTGTGTTTCTATCTCCAAATACAGCTCCTTCAACGGGAAGTTTACATCCATAAAGAGTGTTATCTCCTTTAAATTGAAATGGAACCTTCCCAGGTTTACCACCTTTCATACCTAAGTACATTGGTGTAAATCCAGATGGGTTATTCATACCCCAGTTAGCTGGTACATTCGGTCCCACTTTAATTCCACCCCAAACTTCATTAATCCATATCCAGTCTACGTGCTCACCAAAAATTAAATTGTCTTTAGTTTTTGATTTGTAGACGGTAGTGTTATAAAGTGGTTTATCTGTTATTGTATAATTTTCAGAAACTATATCTTGTATTATTTCCCCTTCTTCTGTAATCTTAGTTAAATGACCAATTTTTCTTTGTGTCTTCCAATAAATTGTAGACACCCTCACCATGTAAGACTTTCCATAGTCTTGAATATCTTCAGAATCAGAAAGAATTGCTTGTACGATATCTCCTTGAACAAATCCTGCATCATAAGCTGCGGTGAACTGTCTATATCCTAAAGAAGGAAGTTGTGTGTTCCACTCATGTGATTTAGTTGCATCATAATAAGAACCATCATTTTGTTGACCAGGAACTAAATATCCTGCAGATTTGATTGGATAAATAGATTCAATTGTTTCTAATTGTTCTTGATTCATCATCCAACCATACTTATCTATTACATCAGATACTGTAAGAAGGTCTATTTTTCCCACCCAGTTTCCTTGAGAAATATATCGAGTGTCGGGTGATTTGTGATAGAAGGTGAGTAAAGGATTCCAGAGTTCTAATTCATAATCATCTTCATCCATTTTGAAATGCCAAAACTCTCTATCTGTAGTGAGCATGTCTCTAAATGCTCTTTCTTCTAATTCCTGTATTTTAAATCTTTCTTCGTCCACACTCATTTGGTGAGTTGCCCATTGCTCAATCATAGAACGGTAATCTTTCTTAAAAAATTGTTCTATTTCAGGAAGTGTTTTAAGTTTTTCAGGATTTAGTTCTTGTTGTGCTTCTTCAGATTCAGGATCCATTCCTTGCTCCATTAATTTGCTCATCATTTTTTGTTGAGCATCTTGAAGAAGAACTTGTTCCACCATTTCTCTTTTTGCTTCTAACATTTCATTATATGAAATATCATCTACCGCTTTAAACATTATTCTGGAACTTCTCTTAGAAAATTCATTACATAATACATTAATTACGTTTGGAATAATAGGATAGAATTTAAGTTCTAATGCAGAAGTATCTTCTTTTGTTAGTGTGTCAATAAGATCTGCCATTTCATTATCTTCTTCAATGATATAGTCTGTCTTATCTATAATTCCTTTAGCTAATTTATAGTTTTTACTTAATCGTCTTGCATTACGTCTAAGTTGTTTAAGTCCTTGCCACTCTAACCAATCAAGACAGTGTGCACGCCATTGGTCATCTTTCTCCTTTTCTGGGAGAAATTGAACTGGTTGGGTTAGTGTACCCATTTTATTGGGTTCCGCTTTCGCACCATTCTTGAGGTTTAGAGCATTAAATATTTGCATTAGTTGTTAAATTTATAGTGTTATCTACATAATTCACAGTAGAAGATGATGTAATATCCCAGTTAATTGGTTTATTACTATTTGTTATATTATATAAATCAGGTGATAAAATATAATTACCATCAGTAGGATTTATATATTCAACCCCAGAATATGTATCTTTTTTTAAATCAGATATAAAATCAGTGTAAGAACCTTCGTCATTCTTTAAAAGAAGAAGTGCTTCAGTTTTAGAAATCGCACCGTCTTTCATTAGTCTGGATAAAAGTTCTATTTTTTCTTTGTGTATTGTTTTGTCCATTATCATCTCATGTTTTTAAATGCTGATCGAGATCGTTTCATTTCAAATGAAGAACGACTTCTTCCAATATTATTAAAAGGACTCACTTTTAATTTATAACTTTTTTGTGAGTTTTCCAAATTTTCGCTGGTATATTCCACTCTTTTCATCATTCCTCTGTTAGATTGTTGCACTTTAGCAAATGCTACTAATGAGCAAAAAGTGACAAGTCTATCCACGTTAAGTCCTTCATGGTAAGCTTGCATCTCTTTTATAATCATGGGATCTGGGATGCGTTCCACCCCATAAGTGGTTTTATATATCTTTCCATCTTCCCCCACCTCCTGGTCAATTTCTTCCATTACAAACTGGATTCCGTAAGAAAGAAGATGTTGTTTAAATAACACTCCTGTGTTTTTCCACCCATATGTCTGATAAACTGTGCTATTAGATCCAAGATCTTTTAGAAATAATATCTGGTCTTTTGGAACTAAATATCTTTGTTTGTGTCTTGATATCATATACTGGATAAAAAGACTCACGTTATTCTCCACTATTGTCCATGCATTGTACCACTCAATTATTTTTTCAAGTCTTTCGTGTGTTTTCATAAGATCATCAAATCTCCCGCACCATGTCGCCACTATCTTATCGTGCTCTATGAAGTTTTCCACCTTTCCAAATCCATCATCTTTAGTCACCTGGATTGCTGTTTTGTACACTATAATTGAGCAGAGAGAGTCTGAGGTGGTGGATTTACCTTCACTTACGGGATCGACACTTGCATAATACATTCCAAACTTAGGATCTTTCACTGGTCTTTCCCACACTACCAATACACTTTCTTTGTTTTCTGAGTTTCTTTTAACAGGAAATTCATTAATGGGAAGTTTACCACTTTCTTTAGCGACAATTTTGTTTGTTGCATCATATTCTAAGTCCAGAAGTTCGTATGGATAAACTTTATCTGCAATTCTTTGTGCTTGTTTTGCAATGTGATGAGGAGGAAATACTGACACTTTTCTCGTAGCAAAAGCTTCTTCTATATTTCGAGGAGACTGAGAAATGGTCAATTGATAAGCTGCTGGTTCTAATTCCCTTTTTAATTTTTCAAATTCTTTCTCAAGAGCTTCTAATGCTTCTGTGACTAATGAGTTTCCATATTTATCTATGTAAGGGGGCATACTCCACTGTTCTGGTATAAAGAGTCCTGTTATTCCAGGTGTACCATCTTTATCTATGAGAGTGGTCTCCACCCCATAAAATCCATTTTCTTCTGGATGCATGATGTATTCTTTCATTGGTTCACACTGATCAAGGTCACCCACTGATCCAGCTGCAATAAATTGTCCTGTAATCATGTGTCCAGATTTCAATGCGGGTTTCATAAATCCGTATGTGTC